GCTACTTTAGTTAATGGGGCTCGAGAATATACTCCAACAAACCAATTTGAATCTATCCCATTAGAAACTATTACAGGTTCGAACGGTGGTGCTATCTTAACTTCAGATATTACACAAAGTTGGGCAGGAATTTATAATACTCCTGTAGGTCAACTTTCATTCACTCACGATGATGAAAGTGAATTTATTAATGGTGAATTTAGTGGTTCTGATATAGTAACAACAACCGGTGAATTAAATACTGGATGTGATCCTTATAAAAAAGAACCTACTACTCCTGTTGTATATGACGTACGTAGCCAAAATTCTGGGGGCCCTTATTATAGCTTCAACCCAAATTCAGGAGCTAATTTTACAGACCCTTTAGGAGGAGATGCTACTAACCTAAATACTTTTTCTAATGGTTTAAACCAAGCAGCAGGTAGAGTTAATTTGTGGTGGAATGCTACACGAACTTTATTTAGTGTTGATCCTAGTGCACTTTCTCCTTACCCTCCAGGAGATTATGCTCAAGATACTTATAAAGTGAATTTTGTCACTATAAATAAGACTGATAAAAATGGATTAGATTTAACTACTTATATTCCTAGTTTAACAGTATTAGAAATACCTTTATATGCCCCTACTGCAACTATTAATACTTCTTATACCCCAGGAACCTACTATGCTTTAAATACTTTAGGAGGTAGTGGTTTATTAAGATTACTAATTACTTCTATCTCAGAAAGAGCTAATTATTATATTCTTGAAGTAACTCAACTTGATGGTAGATATTTTGATTTAATTTCTACACGAGGACCCGGTTCAGCTCCTGCTCCATACCCATTAAAAATTACAAACACCTCAAATAAAGAAGTTATATTTTCTCCATTTGTGCCTTTAACATTTGCTGGAAGCGATTGTAATGTTATATATGGTAATGAAACTGAAGCTCGTTTAAGTAATAAATTCTATGATTTAGATTACTCATCTAATGCTATTCAAGCAGTAAATCAACAAGTAGTAATATCAGCTTCACAACAATCAGGCTCAGCTACATTTGCTCCTGTTCAAGATTATAATTATTATACTAAACGTAGCACTTTACCTCGTTATATAGGTAGTGAAAATACGGCTAGTAACTATAATTCTACTTCCTCAGGATTTGCCCCTATTGATTATACTGATCCTATTATATTAGAATTTAATTGGGGTGGTGGAACTTACCCTGAAATCTATGGAGGAGGTGCTTTAAATCTTAATCAAGCTTTATTAATAGGGTCAGACGAAAATCAAGTTAATAAATTTGGAAACCAACAAATTGGATTTATAGATACGGTTAAAACTGCTTTTCCACCTAATTTTACTCCTACATTTAAACAATATACTACCACTACTACTACAGTAAATGGAGCTAAAGTAATAGGCTATAATTTTTCAGTCCCTGAACAATCTACTTATTTTTTACCATCAGCAGGTGTTCATACCGCTACGATTGCTGCTGGTAGAAGTTATATAGCCTTACAAAACCAGGTATATAATGTTGGAAAAAACAGCTCAGGTTATTATGCTACAGGTAGTGGGGCTACTCCTAATACTAGTGCTTCTATAGCTATATCTAATAGTTTAGCTAATGAAGATAGATGGTTTATTACATTATATGAAACCCTCCCTAACCCAGTTCAAGGTGCTCTTATTCCAATTGCTTCAGGAAGTGTAGTAGATTATACTATTCAAGTAAGTGGAGCTTATATGGATCCTTTAACTAAAAATGGTGTATACGAAATTATATCTGTAGATTCTACTAATAGTTATTTATATTTAAATCCTTATTTACCACAAGGTCCTAGTATAGGTAGCATTGGAGGATCAGCTAGTAATTTAGGAATGTTAATATGGAAAGCAGTAAAAGGTTCATATATTTTATTTAATGATGCTACTTTAAGTGGCCTAGGTAAAGGAGGTTTACTAACTTCTACCCCATCCACAACAACAGAAAATTCATTTACTTACATAACACAAAATTTTGGAAACAATCCTAAAAACCAATAAAAATTAAAAATTTATCATATTTATAACAAAATACGTATTTAACCCATGGGATATTTAAACAACTCAGTAGTCACAGTTGATGCTATTCTCACTAAAAAAGGTAGAGAATTATTAGCAAAAAACGACGGTTCATTTAGAATTACTCAATTTGCATTAGCAGATGATGAAATTGATTACACACTTTATAATCCAACTCACCCTTCAGGTTCCGCTTACTATGGTCAAGCGATTGATAATATGCCTTTATTAGAGGCATTTCCTGATGAGACTCAAATCATGAAATATAAGCTTACTACGTTACCACGTGGAACAGCTAAAATGCCTATTCTTGATTTAGGTTACACTTCGATTGTAATTAAACAAGGTGCTTCATTAGCAATTACTCCTCAAACATTAAATTATACAGGAGGAAATACTTATGAAACTAGTGGATATACTGCTACTATTGCTGATGTTAGAACTATGGCAACATTTGAAGGTGTAGGTATTAATACTCCACAATCCCAAGGTCTTAATTCATCAACTACAATTGGAACTAATGTATCTAAAACTGTAGTAGGAACAACCATTAATTTAAGAGCTACAACAGTAAATACATTATTTGGTTCAAATAATTCATTATATACAACCCTAACAGTTGTAGGTAGAGACAGCGGAGCCAGAATTACTATCCCAGTAACAATCACAAAAGTAAATTCTTAAGGATATGTCATTTAAAAGATTAGAAACAGACGATTTTGTAGTATCAGCTGATAGCATTACAGCTGGTTTATGGACTGATAGTAATACTGCAACAATTACTACATTTTATACATCATCAACTCAATCCGCAGGCTCATCAGGTAATTATTATTTAAATATATATTCGGATGCTACTACTTCTTCTTTAGAATTTGCTATTGCTTACGGTAATCAACAAGGTAGTGGTAGCACGGCATATGATTTATCTGTAGACGGTAGAACATATACTTCTACTATATATGGTCAATACAGAACATTAGTATTAGGAGATGAAAACTCAGCTTTTATATTTGGTGGAATCACTTCCTCGGATTTTTGGGCTATTTCCGTAGATAGAAATAGATATAAAGAATCATTATTTCCTGGTTCATTAACTTTAAATATTTCAGGTTCAGGAGGCACTTTAGTTTTAACAGATGATTCACAAGTTGTAAACACAGTATCATATAATGACGCAGGTAGAGTATTCCAATTAGTATCTGGATCAGCTGGTAGTGTAAATACTACAAACGCGAATGGTTATTCAGCCACTTCAGGGTCTTATGGTTGGTTCTTACCTGATATCTCTACTATTTTACTCAACCCATTAGCTGTATCATCTTCAGTTGGTGTTACTCCAAGTCGCACTTCTGGTAGCGCTGCTAGTGGTGATAATAATAGTAGATTATATAGAGGAATATTTAGTGGTTCTACTTTTACTTTAAACTCTCAAGAAACTATTACTTCAGATTATGTATTTGTAAGACCTAGAAGTTCAGAATTTAACTACTCAGAAAACCCATCCTATATTTCAGGTTCAACAGGTGAAGTATTATACAGTTCATTTATTAATAATCCTATTTCTTACGTTACTACAGTAGGTTTATATAATGATACTAACGAGTTATTAGCAGTAGCTAAATTATCAAAACCATTACAAAAAGACTTTACTAAAGAAGCTCTTATTAGAATCAAGCTTGACTTCTAAATGAATGGCAGCGTTCAAACAATTTTTAGCATCGGATGTAATTGTTAGTCCCCTTGAACTTAGCAAAGGGTTTGAGTTTCCTTTAGACCAATGGAGAACAGGTTCTGATGGGCAGATAGTAGGTATAAATCGATTTGAAGGTATTACTGGTTCATTTTTAGATGATCAATCTACTACTTTTCCTCTCGGAAATAGTGATACTCAATATAAGGTTTTAGTATATGATTCTATTAAAGAATTATATTATTCTAATTTTTTAACTTCAAGCACTGGGATTTCCCCATTAACAGCTAGTCTAATCCCAGGAGAAGATACAGCAGGAAATAGACTTGTAGGTCCTACTAGTTCTCAAGGTAGATATGAAAACTATTCTCAAACTGATTTAAATCCGGCTCGTTATATAGGTGATAGTATAGGTGTATTATCTATTCCTTCTAAATTATATGGAGAAAGCATTGTTCCTGGAAGTTTTACTTTAAAATACACAAGCTCAGTTGAATCAGGAAGTAGAGAAGTTACTGTAACTGATGATGGAGAAGGAAGAATAGTTCAAGGAAGTTTTCCTGTAGGTAATATTATATACAGCCATGGGATTGTAATATTTACTGATCTTAGTGCTTCTCAAGCTAGTGGTTCAACTGGTTCTACTGGTTATGGTAGATCTATATACGGAACTGGTAGTTTTTATTATGGTCAAGTTAATGGTTTTAGAACTCAAGGTTTTTTAACATCTACTAATATAACATGTTCATTTTCATCATCATATGTTGTATATGAAACCCAATACAAAGCAACAGCTAGAGAAAGTGAATTTAATTTCAGTTTAAACCCTACTATAATTTCTGGATCAGATGGCACTGTTTATAATTTTGCTACTAGTTCAGATTTTAGTCCTTATATAACTACTATTGGATTATATGATGAAAACCAATATTTATTAGCAGTAGGAAAGTTATCTCAACCTTATGCTTTATCAGCAACAACAGATATGTCCTTTATAGTAAATATAGATAGATAAAATGGCTAAAAGTTTAAAACGCATATTCACCACAGGATCTGATCAAGTTGATCAGCTTTATACTATTAATGCTTGGCATGTATCACAATCAGTAGATGCCTTAAGTGGTCTTGATGATTACGATTTAATATCAAGTGGTAGTTTTACTGTTACTGGTTCAATTTCTCATGCTGAAATTCCAACTGCTACTGGAACTGGTTATTCAGTTTTAGTTAGAAATAATACTACTGGTGAATATTACATTACAGGATCTTATTCCTCAGTTGCTGCAGGTGCTCAAGGTGCTCAAGGTGCTCAAGGAACTCAAGGCGCAGTAGGTGCTCAAGGTGCTGATGGTTCAGTAGGCGCCCAAGGTGCTGATGGAGCACCAGGTGCTCAAGGTGTCCAAGGTGCAGCTGGAGCTGGAAGTGCTATTACAGGTTCATATACAGGTAGTTTATTAACAGACAGTATAGCTTCAATTAACTGGACAGGTTCTGGAGTTGAAGCTACTAATTCCGGTGATGCTGTAACAGTAAATATCCCTGGCAGTGGAGTTGACTTTCAATTTATAACTGATATTGGAACAACTACTTTAACAACTACAAGTGCAACTATTGAAATCTCAGGCTCTAGCTATATGATACTTTCAGGTAGTAATAATACAGCAGATTTAGGCTTAGTTGTAGCTACTCCTTCAGGATTGTATGGAAGTGTGGGAGTTTGGACAGGTGTTAACATATATTATCATGATCGTGGTTATAATACAAACATTATAATAAATCAAAGAAATTTAAGAACCCCAGAAACTTCCCGCAAAGTCCTTGAATTAAAAGAATCAGGATACTATGCACTAAACATTACTGTAGATGAGAGTGATAAAGCTTTAGAATATGGAGCTATAGGATCTGCTAGTGCTTTCTTAGGCAACCCACCTCAAGGTAAAGTAACAGATACATTTAGTATTACAGGAAGTAGTTGGACTTACGACTTAACTTCAACCTACACTGAATTAAATATAACCACAAGCGGAGCCCCCGGTGATACTCTTATATTAAAAGCAGGTAGAACAGGTAGACCACTTCCTGCCGGCACAATAACCACTGCACGATTAGATATCACCACCGATTCAGGATATTTATCTACTTATTTCTATGATGGTAATTCAAATACACTCATTGAAAGTAGCATTACAGGCACTCCTACTAAAATATATACATTTGCTGTGCATGATGCCGGAAGTAATGGAATGATACTTCTAAATACTGGTTCTTTCACAGTATAAAATTCTAAATTATGTGGACATATAAAAACGAACCTATGGAGACACTCTCCTCATTTCCTCAAGGAACACTAGGTTTTATTTATAGAGTTACTCACGTTCCTTCGGGACGAGCTTATATTGGTAAAAAAGTTTTATACCACCAAAAGAAAAGTAAATTAACTAAAAAAGATTTACTTGAATATGAAGGTGTTTCTGGCCGTAGACCTGCTTATAAAATAGCAATGGCCGAATCAGATTGGAAAACATATTATGGTTCTCATAAAGACATCAAAGAAATGCTTTTAGAAGGCAAACAAAAAGATTTCAAACG